TGACCGCCCTGCCAGACATCAAGACGCTGAACAAGGTCAAGGAGCTGCTGCTCAAAAACGCATCCTTGGCCGTGGCCGGTGTATATACAGCAGCGGATGACGGAGTGCTCAACCCCAACACGGTCAAGATCGTGCCGGGTGCCATCATTCCGGTGGCCAGGAATGGCGGCACGCAAGGCCCAGCCCTGCTCGCCCTGCCCCGCTCGGGCGACTTCAACATCAGCCAGTTGGTGATCAACGATCTGTCGGGCAGCATCAAGCGCATCCTGCTGGATGAGTCGCTGCCGCCCGACAACATGAGCGCCAGGTCGGCCACCGAGATTGTTGAGCGCATGAAAGAGCTGGCCCAAAACCTGGGCTCTGCCTTTGGCCGACTGATCAACGAGACCATGATTCCGGTCACCGCCAAGATCCTTGAGGTCATGGATGAGCGCGGCCTGATCGACATGCCCCTGCGCGTCAACGGGCTGGAGGTCAAGGTCACGCCTGTCGCCCCGCTGGCCATGGCTCAGAACATGGAAGAGGTCAATTCCATCATGCAGTACATGCAGATCGCCCAGAGCTTGGGCACCGATGGCCAACTTGTCATCAAGACCGATGTGCTGGTGGACTACCTGGCCGACAAGCTGGGCGTGCCTGCCTCTGTGCGCAACACCGCCGCCGAGCGTGCAGTGCTCATGGAAGAGATGCGCAACCAGCAGCAGCAGCAAGCTATGGCGCAGGCCATGGCCATGCAGGCCCAAGCCGGTGGCGGGGTGCAGGCGCTGCCAGCCCCTGAAGGGATGCCAGTATGAGCTGGGATGAATTAGATGCCATTGGCCAGCCCAGCGACATACGCGAGGTTGACCAAAAGCGCGAGGATCTGGTCAAGCTGACTCTGCGGGTGTTCGGGTCAGAGGATGGCCAGAAGCTGCTTGAGTGGCTCAAAGACATGTATGTGAATGTGCCCATCGCCGTGCCGGGCACAGATTCCTCGCACGCCTACTTTGCCGAAGGGCAGAGGTCGGTGGTGAGGGACATTGAGGTGCGGATTAACACAGCAAGGAAACTATGAGCGACACAGCAACCGTTGAGCCCGGTGCAACCGGCCTACTTGACAATGTGCAAGTGAATGACGAAGCCAAGCCAGAGAACCCGCAAAACACCGAAATCAGCCACAAGGCTGCGGATCCCAGCGCTCCAGAGCCCGAGGATCCCCTAGAGCGGCCAGACTTCTGGCCCGAGAACTTTTGGAAGAAGGACTCCAACGAGCCCGACCTAGAAGGCATTGCCAAGAGCTGGTCAGATCTGCGTAAGCAAATCAGCCAGGGCAAACACAAAGCGCCCACAGACGGCAAATACGACCTCAAGGCCTTTGGCGAAGAGGCAGACACCAACCCCATCGCCACGACCCTGTCTGGCTGGGCCAAGGAGAACGGCCTGTCTCAAGCCGCCTTTGATGACTTGGTCGGCAACTTGCAGACCCAAGCCAAAGAGCTGATGTCTGGCGACATGGTTGACCCTGCCGCCGAGATGAAACAGCTTGGCCCAAAGGGTGGCGCTATCGTCAACGGCATGGTGGATTGGGCTCGCGGCCTGGTCAACAAGGGTGTCTGGTCAAAGGATGACTTTGAAGAGTTCAAGATCATGGGCGGCACCGCCCGTGGCATCACAGCCCTGATGAAGGTGCGTGAGGCCTACGAAGGCCGGGTGCCAATTGAGTCTGCCCAGCTTGAGGGTGCCCCCAGCCAAGAGGAACTGTATGCCATGGTCGGGGATCCACGCTACAAGACAGATGCTGCGTATCGGCAAAAAGTTGAACGGATGTTCGGCCAGTACGCCAAATAAATCGGGGCACTCCACCCCGTCTGCCGCAAGGCAGTTGCCTTGACCCAGCCTCGGCTGGGTCTTTTTTGTACAACAGTCAATAGCCCCTGTTGCATTGTTGCAAAAAAGTCATACAATCTCGCCAAGGCCCACCGAGCAATCGACCCTTACCGCTGCGGATGCAGACGATTGGCTGGCGCAACCAGCAAGCACAGACCCGGATTACCGGCCCACCAGCGCGACAAACCCTGATCAACAACCAAATGAGGTATCAAAATGAGCGTTTCTCTTTCAAACGCCTTTGTGACACTATTTGACGCAGAGGTTAAGCAGGCATACCAAGGCAAAGCAATGCTGGTAGCTGCTGTTCGTCAGCGCCGAGGTGTCGAAGGCTCCACTGTCAAGTTCCCTAAAGTCGGTCGCGGCGTAGCTACTGCTCGCGTCACCCAGACCGATGTCACCCCAATGAATGTTGGGTTCTCCACTGTCACTTGCACATTGTCTGACTTCAATGCAGCCGAATACAGCGATGTGTTCAGCCAGCAAAAAGTCAACTTTGACGAGCGCTCTGAGCTTGTGCAAGTTGTCGGTAACGCAATCGGTCGCCGCCAGGATCAACTGATCCTTGATGCACTGATCGCTGCCAGCAGCACTGGCACCGTGGCAAATTCAATTGGTGGTGCAAACACCAACATGAATATTTCCAAGCTGCGTGAAGCCGCAAAGATCTTGAACACCAAGAATGTGCCAGCCGAAGGTCGCAACATCATCATCCACGCCAATTCTTTGGCATCGATGCTTGAGCAGACTTCCGTTACAAGCTCGGACTTCAACAGTGTTAAAGCTCTGGTTCAAGGTGAGATCAACCAATTCATGGGCTTTACATTCCATGTGCTGGGTGACCGCACTGAAGGTGGCTTGCCCATCGATGCTTCCAATGACCGCACTCTGTTCGCATTCCACAAGGATGCGATTGGCTATGCAGAAGGTATCGCTCCAAAGACCGAGATCAACTACATCCCAGAGAAGACCAGCTATCTTGTCAATGCCCTGTTTAGCGCAGGCGCAATTGCCATCGATAGTGAAGGTATTGTAAAAATCACCGCACGCGACACAGCGGCTGCGGCTTAATAGGAGGTCACAAAATGGCTTTTTCTAGCACTGGTCTTGTGACCGTTTGCGCTTCCAAATCTGGAAACGCGCCTAACATGTATCTGTATAAGACAACAGATACTCAAGCCACGGTTAACACTGTGAGCTACTTTGACAGCATTGCATCGCTGTTAAATGTGGGTGACATTATTTTTGTCTATGACGCTACTACACCAAGTTTGGTGTTGACTTATGTCAATGCTGTTTCCTCGGCTGGTGTGGTTGACATCGCTGACGGAACTACCGTGAGCGCAACTGACACCGACTAATCGGTGTTCAGTCAACTGGGCCATCTTCTGGGGATTCTCGGAGGATGGCCTTTCTTACATTGAGGGGTTCAAATGGCTGCTGGTGACACTGGTGTTTCGATCTGCTCTGATGCCCTGCTCCTGATCGGGGCAAAGGCAATATCGTCTTTCAATGACGGCACAGATGAGTCGAGTGTTTGCGACCGCCTGTATCCCGACATCCGTGATTCCACCCTGGTCATGTACCCGTGGACTTTTGGAATGAAGAAGGTGCAGCTAGCTCAACTGATCACCACCCCAAACAGCGTATGGCTGTACGAATACCAACTGCCCGGCGACCGACTCGCCAGCCCCCGCGCCGTCTATGAGACCGCGCAGCCAGGCGCTCGCCCACGGCAGGATTGGGAGATCCAGGGCGACAAGCTCCTGACCAATCAACCCGAAGTCTTTATTGACTACCAATACAGCGTGCCAGAGTTTGCGATGCCGCAATACTTTGTGCAATTGCTCAAGTACATGGTTGCATGGCACATTGCCGAGCCCGTGACCGAGCAGCAAGACAAGGCCAACAAGTGGCAGCGCGTGGCCACAGGCGACATCAGCGAGAATGGCCGTGGCGGCTACTTCCGCACTGCTGCCCAGATCGATGGCCAGAACAATCCCGTGCGTGTCATTGAAGACTACAGCTTGATTGCAGTGAGGAACTGATGCCCCGTTTTGTCGAGTTCACCACCAACTTTGCAACCGGCGAGCTTGACCCGCTGCTGCGTGCGCGGGTAGACCTGGCTGCGTACAACAACGCCTTGGCCAAAGCCACCAATGTGCTGATCCAGCCTCAAGGTGGGCTGCGCCGCAGGCCAGGCACCAAGCACATCTTTGAGCTGCCAAACAGCAGCACCCCAAGCGCTGGCAATGGCGTGCGGCTGGTGTCTTTCCAGTTCTCAGTCACTGACAGCTACATGTTGTGCTTTACCCACAACCGCATGCATGTCATCAAAAATGGCGTGGTGCAGGCCAACATCAATGGCACCGGCAACAGCTACTTGACCACCACAATCGGCAGCGACATTGTTGACGATATGTGCTGGACTCAGTCTGCCGATACATTGATCGTGGTGCATCCTGACTTAAACCCTGTGCGCATCACCCGCACCAGCGACACCGCTTGGACGGCCACATCAATCACATTTGACTCAATTCCAAAGCACGCCTTTGACATTGATTTCCATACCAATATCGGCTCAACCCTGACCCCGTCAGCCGTGTCGGGCAATGTGACGCTGACGGCCTCCACCACGCACCATGACTCTGGCACAGCGCAAGCTGGCACCAGCACGACCATTACCCTCAAGGCAACAGCAAGCGCAACAGATGACATATATGTCGGCATGTATGTCAACATCACAGGCGGCACAGGCTCTGGCCAAACAAGGCTGATTGAGGACTACAACGGCACCACCAAGGTGGCCACGGTGGGCGAGGCTTTTACCGTCACGCCAGACGGCACAAGCACCTACACCACAACCACCTTTTCGGCTCTGTCTGTCAACCAGTACATCAATGTGCAGCCACAGGGCCGCGCAAGGATTGTGCGTTATGTCTCCTCAACAGTGGTCGAGGTGGTGACCGAGTACCCGTTCTTCAACACAACTGCCGTTGACGCAGGCCGCTGGGAGCTTGAGCACGGCTATGTGGATGTCTGGTCGAGCACCAAGGGCTGGCCACGCACCGTGACTTTCCACGAAGGCAGGCTCTACTTTGGCGGCAGCAAGTCTCGGCCATCTACAATCTGGGGCTCCAAGATCGGCCTGTTCTTTGACTTTGTGCCGAGCGAGTCGCTGGATGATGATGCGGTCGAGGCCACGCTGGACACCAACGACCTTAATGTCATCACCGACATCATCTCTGGGCGTGACTTCCAAGTGTTCAGCACGGGCGGTGAGTTCTTCATTCCGCAGGCAGGGTCTGACCCGGTCACCCCGCTAACCTTCACATTCAAGAATGTGAGCCGCAACGGCATCAAGCCTGGCACCCGAGTGCAGTCGGTGGACTCTGGCTCGATCTACATCCAGCGCCAGGGCAAGTCGCTCAACGAGTTTATCTTTAACGACACTCAGTTGACCTACATCACCCAGCGCATCTCGCTGCTGTCTGGGCACTTGCTCAAGGGGCCGCAGAGGGTCGCCCTGCGCAAGGCATCCAGCACTGAAGAGGCTGATCTGTTGCTGATGACCAACACCGATGACGGCAGTATTGCGGCCTTCAGCATCATGCGCAGCCAGCAAGTAACCAGCCCCAGCGAGTTCACCACCGATGGCCTGTTCATCGATGTTGGCGTGGATGTCAATGCAATCTATGCGGTGACCAAGCGCACATTCAACAGCGTTGACCGGTACTTCATTGAGCTGTTTGGCTACGAGTATTTCACCGACTGTGCGTTTGTCGGCGGTGCAGCCGCCAGCGCCAGCAGCCTGCCCCATGTGGCCAAGGCGCTGAATGTGATCACAGACGGCTCACCGCAAGGCAACGAGACCGTGAGCGGTGGCGGCTCGGTAACCTTTGACCGGGCCAGCACCACCAGTTATGAGGTCGGCCTGCCCATCAGCGTGTTTGTCAAGACCATGCCTGCCGAGGTCAAGCTACAGACCGGCAGCAGGGTGTCGTTCAAGAAGCGCATTGTCGAGATCAGCGCTGTGGTCAATGAGACCCAGAACCTGATCATCAACAACCAGCCGGTGGCATTCCGTTTGTTTGACAACCCGCTGCTTGACGATCCCGTGCCAGAGTTCACCGGAATCAAGCGCGTGAATGGGGTGCTTGGCTACAGCCGCGAGCAGTCTATTGAGCTGTCCCAAGATCTGCCGCTCAAGATGAATTTGCTCGGCCTGGACTACCGAGTGGCTGTTTTCTCAGGGACATAAGACATGGCAACAACACCAGCAGCGAATCCGTATGCAGGCCAGATGGCGGGTGCGGCAGGCTTCATTGGTGCCTACGGCGCAGCCGAGGCTCAAAAGGCTGCGGCAATAAACCAGCAGACAAGCTACCTTCTACAGGCACGCGATACGCTGATGGTGGCCGAGGTGCGTGCCGACATGAGCGAGCAGTACGCCACCATCCAAGCTGGCCGCACGATTAAGAAGGCTGAGATTGAGGCGCAGAACTACCAGATCGCTGGCAACACCCTGCTCAAGAACATGCGTGCCACCAACGCCTCTATGCGAGCTCGGGCTGCAGCCAGTGGCGTGGTGGTGGGCGAGGGCTCTGTGGCTGCTGTGCAGCGCGAGAATGTGGCCGCAACAATGCGCGATGTTGGGATCTCCGACCTCAACGCCCTGACCGCCAGGGTGTTGGGCTTTGAGGATGCCAGCGCCATGCTGCAATCAACCGACTACCAGAACATGCTGAACCTGTACAGCGCACGCAGCCAGGCTGGCCAGCTTGATTTTGCTGGAGCTTCTGCTCGCAGGACGGGTGGGCTTATGGCCGGGGCAACGCTGGTCAAGGCAGGCATTGATTACTTGAAGGTGAAATAAGCATGGCCACCCAACGAATCGAATCAGGTCAGATGCAAATTCGCTCGGTCGGCAGCGTGCCCATGGTGCAGGCCCAGCAGCAGTCGGTGGACTACATTGGCCCACGGGTAGCGGCTCAAGGTGCTGGCCAACTGGCCCAGGTTCTTGACCGCATGAGCGCAAGTGCATTCCAGATGGCAGGCACCCTGCGCCAGCAAGAAGGCTTGCAATATGTTGCAAGCAACCCGCCTTCAGCCGAACAGCTTGAGGCTGCAAAAAACGGGGTGACGATTGGCCTTGGCGGTCGGGGTGAAACATCTTCAATTGGCAGCACCGGCTCACTCAACTTCTTTGATCAGGCCGTGGCCAAGGCTCGCAGCTTGGAGCTGTCAAGCCATTTTGAAATTGAAGGCCGCAACGAGCTCAACAAATTGTTGGTTGGTGTAGAAAACGGCAGCGTCACATCAGAGCAGGTCGGTGCCAAGATTAAAGCCATGTCAGACGGTTTCTTTCCTAAAGCGCTGGCAAACAGTGACCCAGAAGCCTCAATCAAGTTCCGCGCAACCATGGCCACGCACGGCAACACTGTGCTCAATGCCGCCTACAAGGCCGAGCTAGAAAGAGCCAAAAACCAACGCATTGCCAAGTTTGACGCTGACTTTGACAACAGTATTAGATTGCTGGAAGAAACGGTATCGCAAGGCAGCTTTACAGACTCAACCGGCCAGGTGCGTTCTGTTGACGAGCTCGCGGATGTGTTCCGCAAGAATGTGCTGACTCAATCCCTGCTGCTTGGCGACAAGGCTTTGCAGACCGGCTACAGCACTAAGTTTGAGGTGGCACTGCGCACAGCAAAGATCAACGCTGTAACCAAGGCGCTAATGTCTGATGCCAACATGGCTGACCCAGAAAAGACGCTGGCCAAGCTAAAGGCTGGCGACCTGGGCAACATGAGCCCGGTGCTGCAATCCATGATCACCAATGACTTTGAGTCGGTGGCCAAGGTGACTGCCAACTTCATGGTGGCCGTCAATCAGCGCAAGTCGATCAAGGATGCCAAGATAGCAGATGACAAGCGAGTCGCCGAGGGTCAAGCCATTAACCTGTTGGAGCAGATCTTTCCGCTGGCACAGAACAGCCCCAAGCGCAAGGCGCTGATTACCGAGCTGCTCGCTTTGCCAGAGGGCTCGGTGTCGGTTGGCATCCTGAAGGATGTGCTGGAGCCAAAGCCAGCGAAAGAAGCTGAATCCAACCAGGGCATTCTTTTTAATCTGATTGATGGCATCTACAACGGCACCATCACAAACTCATCCGAGATCAAGGCATTGATTGGCAAAGGCATCACCGGTAAAGATGGCGTATCGGTTCTCAAGCTGCTAGAAAGCAACACCAAGAGCGACACCTCTCAGCTTGAGCGCGGCATCTCCCAGCTTGCTGGCATCCCGGTAATTGCTGGTAGCGTAGTGGTTCTTGACCCCAAGGGCGAGGAGTTCAAGCGCCGCAAAGAACTGCAAGCCGAGGCATTTCAGATTCAGTCAGAGGCTGCACTTAAAGGCACGACCCTGACACCGCGCCAGATCTTGACCCAGCTTGAAGACAACTTGGCCAAGCGCCGAAACAGCGAAGATGCCAAGGCCGCACAAAGGTCGCTGGCTGAATTCTCCAAGCGGTCAGACGGCACCTACAAGCCTGGCCGTGAGTGGATTACAGGGCCGGTGACGGAAGAAAATCTGCCTGCCCTGCGTCAAAAGGCTGGCAATGATCCCGCCAAGATGCGACAAATTAATGAGCTTGAGAAGCTGCTCAAGAGAGCGCGAGGAAACTAAGCATGGCCTACAGCCCCATTGAGAACAAGTACCTGTCAGCACTGACTGCCATGCAATTCCCGGATGAGCCGGTTGAAGTGGCCATGCCAGATCAAGTTGCACCCGGCACCCAGCCTGGTGATGTGCTGCTGGCCGCTGGGCCCAGCACGACAATGACCGATGCCGGTGGTGGCCAGTCTAGAGGCACCATCAAAGCCATTGAGCAATCACGCTTTGAAAAGGCGCTAGAAAACACAGGCCTGACGCTGGAGCAGGCTGGCAAGTTTCTTGACAACCTTGGCCAGGTTGATGTGCCGCTGCTTGGCAAGATCAGTCTGGCTGACTTTGTACCGTTTGTGGGTTCGGTCAAAGAAGGCTCGCGCAGCGTGCTTGGCGATCCGCAAATGCAAGGCACGCCGATGGCCTTGCAGCAAGCAGGCACTGGTCAATCGCTCACCAAGGGCACCGGCTTTGCGCGGCAAATGAAAGAGGACGCATCTCTGGCCGCTATGGATATTGGCTTAAATATTGTGCCCACCGCAAAGCTCTTAAAAGCAGGCGGCAAGGCGCTGCTAACAGAAACCGGCTCTCAGCTTAACCGCGCCATGATGGAGGGCACTGGGCCTCTGTCAGCTCTGGTGCCGCAAGGCGCTCGCCCGTTGTTTGCTGTTGAGCCATCAAAATTCAATCCAAAAGTTGAGCTGCCAAAAGCGGTTGACATAGTTGCCAATGATCCAGCATTGAACATTTATTTGCCGCAAGCACAACGCGCTCCGTCTGTAGCCTTGCGCTTGGCAAAACCAGAAATTCAAGGTACAGGCGAAAAAGGTGTTTTGACAGTTGGCGACATTGGCGTGGTTTTGGAGAAGTCGCAGCTTGCCTTGAACAAGGGCAAAACCTTGGATCCGACAAAGCCAAAAGACTTGGTCAAAATGGTTGACTCAGCTACCGCTGAAGCTGAATACCAGATGTCGCAGCCAATTACTGGCGCAACATGGTACGAGGATGATGTGTTTCAAGCGTTTGCTTTGGGGGCAAAAATTGTTCCAGAGCTTGCTACTGATGAGCCCTTGCGCGTGATGGCCACAGCCTTTGCGGCATCGACCAGCTACAACAAGCGAGCATCTGAAAACTGGTCTGTTGCAATGCGCATCACTGAAAATTTGATGAAGACCGGAAAAATCCCAGCCAGAAACCCAGACAACGGCAAGTTGTGGGGCGGCACTACTGGGCCGATCATGGAGCAGCAGCTTAATCTGCACCAATTCATGATTAACAGGATGGGGATGGATGGCTATGCCGAATGGCTGCTGACACCGCATACGGTCAAAGAGATTGTCAGTATGAAGGAGGCCTCTGGTTTGTATAAATCACCAAGCATTCCTGGCAAAGCAACCGATATGAAGATGGGCTCCTTCATCATGGGTGAAAAAGGCGGTGCGTTCTTCCTTAACCTTAACGGCATCAAAGAGACAACCGCTGACAAATGGTTCACAAGAACCTACAACCGACACACTGGAACACTGACTTCTGGAAATGTGAGCGAGCAGGGTTTAATTGACTCACCGCGCAATGAATCAGAGCGCTCGCTAATGAAAGGCTGGAACCGCTCAGTGGCCAACAATATGGGGCTGGATGAGCAGGCAAACCAAGCTGTTCTCTGGTACTACGAGCAGAGTCTGTATTACAATTTGGGCAT